TGTCACTACTTCCATAGTAAGTTTGCCAATTTGAACTGGCTTTATACCGTTTCTTCTTACCTTTGACTTGTTTGGTTTTGGTAGAATAAAAAAATTTCTTACCTATGTATTTTTTCCCATTCGTCAGATTAGTTATCTGATACACGAACCCGTAATTATCACCAATCAAGTCTTCCGTAAAATCTTTACCATCATATTGCCAATTTAGTCCCATTCTCCAGTATCCAAATCATCTTCATCCTCTATATAGTCTTCCGATAATTCTTCAATCATTTCACCGCAGAATGGACAATGTTCAGGTAAATCTTGAGAAACCATTTCTTGCATAAACTGTACGCTATATGTTGATTCACAATTTGTGCATTCACCATTTAAGTTTTTATTTGTCATTATAATTCCTTAATGAGCCCACACATCACTCCAATTTCCTGATAAAGCTCCTTTTGCATAATCAGTAGCACGATTTTCAAAGAAATTGGTATGAGTTGGTGCGTTAATCATTTCCTCTACCCATGGTAAAGGATTGCGTTTCACTTTATAGATGCCTTTAAGACCAAGAGAAATCAATCTGCGGTCAGCAATATAACGAATATATTTTTTAACTTCTTCAGCAGTTAGTCCTTCCATTTGATTTACACCAAAAGCAAGGTCGATAAATTTATCTTCGAGTTGAACCATCTTTTCAGCAATGGTATAAATTTTAGATTTCAACTCATCATTCCAAATTTCACGGTTTTCTTCAATGTAGGTTCTAAACAATTTAATCATATTCTCAGCGTGCATTGTTTCATCGACAATTGACCAAGTAATGATTTGACCCATACCTTTCATCTTACCGTGGCGTGGGAAATTGAGCAACATAATGAAAGAAGAAAATAATTGCATGCCTTCAGTAAATGCTGAGAACACAGCAATATGTGTAGCAGTATTTTCTTTTGTGGTATTCTTAGCAGAAATATCGAGAATGTAATCGTGTTTCTCTTTCATTTCTGCATATTCTAAAAACTCGTTATATGTTGTTTCTGGTAAACCCAAAGTTTCAATCAAATGAGAATATGCGGCAACGTGTAATGCTTCACGAGCAGCGAAACCGGCCAACATCATACGGACTTCTGGTTGTGGAAAATATGGTAAATAGTTTTTAATATAACCACCAGCAACGTCAATATCACCTTGTGTGAAGAAACGAAAGATGTGAGTTAGAAATTGTTTTTCTTCTTTGCTTAATTTCTTTTTCCAATCTTTTACATCCTCAAGCATTGGCACTTCTGTATGTAACCAATGAGATTGCTCATGTTTCAACCAAGCATCATATGCCCAAGGATAATTGAATGGCTTGAAATATGTTCTTTCTTCGGTAATATCTAATTCTGTTTTTTTAATCATTTATTTCTTTCTAAGCACTAAAGGAAGAACCGCAACCACAAGTGGCTTTGGCACCAGGATTTTTTACTACAAATCTCGATTCAAAATTTTGTTCTACATAATCAACAGTTGATTCTTTTAAATATTCCATAGACATGTAATCAACAGCCACTTTAACATCATCTGATTCTATAATAAAGTCACTTTCTTCTATTGTATTTTCAAACATAAAATCATATTGAAATCCAGAACATCCGCCACCTTTGACGGATATTCTCAAACACTTTATTTCTGGATCATTTTGGTCGATAATTAAATCTTTAATTTTGTTGGCAGCATTGACTGTCAGTTGCATCTATTATCCTTCACAAGCAATACAGTCATTACCTTGAGCAATTTGCTCCATATCCAATTCTTTAATTACTTGACGTTCAATCTTCTTAGATACCTTATCTGCTTTACCAATCTTCTCAGAACGGCAATAGTAAAGTGTTTTCAGTCCTTTTTTCCATGCCATGAAATGAATGGCGTGAATGTATTTAATATGTGCATCTGGTCTAAAGAACAGGTTCAATGATTGTGCTTTGTCGATGTATTGTTGTCTATCAGAAGCCAAGTCAATCACCCAACGTTGGTCAATCTCCATAGATGTTTTAAATACATCTTTTGTTGCTTCATCTAAGATATCTAAATGTTGAACCGAACCATCGTTTGCAATAATTGATGACCAAACATCATTGTATTCATTTTCATCTTGTAGTTTCTCTTTGAGAATTTTATCTAGCCAACGATTCTTGTTTAAGAAAGAACCTGATAGAGTGTCTTGTCTGTAAGCATTGGCACGATAAGGTTCAATACTTGGGCTAGTATTCCCCATGATAATAGAAGAAGAAGCGTTGGGAGCAATAGCCATGAGATGACTAAACCTAAGGCCTGTACCGACAGCATCAGGAGCTTCGCCTCGTTCTTTACCCAATTCCAAATTAGCAACATTTAATTTCTCCCTAATATTTTTAAATATGCGATTGTTAGCGACTTTTGCCATGACGCCTTCAAAAGCAATTCCATTCCTTTGTAGATAAGCATGGAACCCAAGAGCACCGATACCAATAGAACGTTCTCTTTCGGCACTATACTTTGCACGAGCAATATCATCTGGAGCATTAGCAATGAAATAATTGAGGACGTTATCAAGCATTTCGGCAACGTCTTTAAGAAATAATGGTTCATCTTTCCATTCATCATAGTTCTCCAAGTTTAAAGAAGATAAACAACAGACAGCTGTTCTTTCTTCATTTGTCGGCAATATAATTTCAGAACAAAGATTTGATTGATGAACTTTTAAACCTTTATCTTTTAACCAATATGGCAATTCTTTATTGCTGGTGTCTATAAAATGTATGTATGGTTCGCCGGTGTGCATACGGAGTTCTAGTATCATTTGCCATAAATGTTTAGCAGATACAACTTCACGCACTTCACCGGAGTGTGGATCTTTTAATTCCCAATCATCTTTCGCCTCTGGATCTAACATACACTTCTCAATAATTTCCATAAATGAATTTGGAATATTAATACCGTGGTGTAAGTTTAAACATCTTTGATTGGGATCGCCTGTCGGCTTCCGCATCTCTAAAAAAGGAATGATATCAGGATGAGATATATCAAGGTAAGCGGCATAAGAACCACGGCGAGTACGCCCTTGGCGATAGGCAAGAGAACTCGCATCGTAAATCTTGAGGTGTGGTAATACACCAGTAGACTTATCATCAGCAGCCCGGATACCAAAGCCAATACCCACGCCACCACCGAGCATAGAAAGCCAATTTGTTTCTGAGAGGTTATCAACTAATCCCTCCGCAGTATCTTCGATATAGTTGAGAAAACAAGAAATAGGCATGCCACGCTTACTACGACCAAAAGAAAGAATGGGAGTAGAATAAGAGAGCCAATGTTTGCTGGAGTATTCGTATAATCTCTGTGCGTGTTGTTGATTGGAACTAAACGCTTTTGAAACGTATGCAAATCGCTGCTGGGGTGACGTTTCGTCCTCTCGCATGTATGATTCTTGTAGTCTTTTGATTCCGAGTTCATCGAATAATTTATCTCTTTCTAAATCTATATTAACACCTAGGTATTCCATGTATTCGCCTTATTTTATTATTATGTTACAAATTCTTGAATCATTGGGAAAATCGGTTCAATTGCTTTTGCACAAGCTACTGCAATTTCACGATGTTCCTTTTGGGTACCTTTCTCGCTACGTAGTTGTATATAGTGAACCCAAGACCTCAGAGTTCCATTCATATACAATTTTGAAATCGTAATGCCTTCAGGTAATACTGCACGGGCCTGCTCTTTTGCAATACCGTGTTCTAATGCCCAACGATATGCTTTTTCTGCTGCTGCGATAACATAATCTTGTTGTGTTTCCCAATTTAACTTCAAACCAATGTTATCCGTTTCAACACTATTTTGTCGGTTCTTCTCATCTTGTAATCTGGCCTCTTTAAAAGCAAAGCCTAAATCGGCCACTGCGTATCTTTGGGAAAATTCTTGGAATGAAAAGGAACGGTGTCGTAATATTTGTCTTGCTATATCTCTCGTAGTTTCAATTTCTAAACAAACATTCACCATTTCAAGTGGTGACCAGTGTTGGTGCTTAATCAAATAGCGAACTAACTTTTCAGCCGTTTCATTATTATTTTGATTTGATGGGTTTGAAACTCTAGCGGCATATGCTACTTGCTCTAATAAGTTTTTACCATCTACTCCTTGTGTGTATGATATTAATTTTACATTCATTATGTTTTTTTCCAACTCACAAACTCCATCTTTGCTCTAAGATTTACAAAGGTATTTTTACTTATAATATCTTGGATTTCATCTGGCGAAAAACCAGATAATACCATGTCATTAATATCTTTTTCTTCAATCATTTCAGGCCATACAACAACATTAAAATGATTATCTATGGCGTGTTCCATCTTAGCAACAATTTCTTTGTTACGTGGCTCATTGTCGAACACCAGAACCACCTTGGACTTGTCCAATACATCGGTAATCGATTCCAAATTAGAGTCTGCTGTTGCTATTGCATTCTCCAAAAACATTGAATCTATAGGACCTTCTAACACATATATTAATTCTTCTTCATTGATTCTGTCAAGCCCAAAAACTTTTTTATTATCATCATGGAGTTTTAGTGTGATATACCGTAACTTGGACTCACCTAATGAACGGCCTTGTACAGCAATTAAATTTTTCTCATCATCATAGAACGGAATAACAAGGCGCTTGTCTTCCTTAGAGAGTTCTTTTTGAATCCCCAAACTTTGTATGAAGGCTGCGAAATCTTCCGCAAAGTATAATTGCGAGTGAAAGGCTTCTGGAATCTTTCTTGACTGGATATATTTTTTAGCAAAATGTGCTTCTGGTAAAGACTCAATAGATGGTAATTCCAAAGACTTCTTGAATGTTGGGGCCTCCGCCTTGAATTCCTGAAATACCGGTTTAGGATAGTTGTTGTTTCCCGTATCTCCATTCTTATATCTCTCTAATTGATACTCTTTCAATAACGATTCATCTACTTGCTTTAGAAAATTATAAAATGTGGTTGATGCGCCACAGTTATGACACATATAGAAGTAATCATTCTTTTTACGATAAACATAACCACGAGATTTTAGTTTGTTTTTTTGTGAGTCGCCACAAAGCGGACACCTGAAATTATAAAGGTCATCCTTCTTTTTGGTAAACCTTTGTAATTTAGGTGATACTTGTAACAGGAAATTCCTGTCAATAAAAACACTCATAATATAGAAACCAATTAATTATTTAATAAACTTAGATATTGTATCAGGATTGACGTGTGAAATCAACCATGAGATTGCAATAATACCACCCGCTAACATCCACTTCCATTTGAGTAATGCATCTAGAGCATCTTTTTCGGCTTTATTATGGTCACTCATATCTCTACGGAGAGATTTAAATTCTTCCATAATTTCTTTGTTGGAACTTTCCATTTTATCCAAAACGGTATCAATTCGCTGATGTATTTCTTTAATATCAGCTTCTGTTTCTAGTCTGCGATTATCCATATCTGTGTATACCTTTGCAATATGCCGGTCGTGTTGGTCTACCAGTTTTTCTATAACCTGGTCCATTTTATTACAAAGTGCAGATAAAGTCAACACTTGGGTTTTTAAAACACCAATGTCCACTTTGATATCGGTATCGTCAAACTCTGCCATTTACTTCTTCTCTGGAACTGCTGTGCCTTCTAACTTCTTATGCACTTTGATCTCTTTACATACTTCTTTTTCTTTACCTGTTTTCTGGTCTTTTTGCATGACACAGGCTTTCTTGGTTTCGGCAGCTTGTGCTGTATTAACAGCAGTTAATGCTACTGCTACTGCAATAAATGTCCATGCGAATGTATTGAATGCTTTCATTTCTGTTCTTCCTTTTTAGCAAATTTTTCTGAAGCGGTGAAACCTAATCCTGCAATCACCAAATATATCATCGAATCAAATAGTGATGGTGTTACTTTATAACCAAATATGTCGGCAATCAATGCAAACCCACATATTAAAAAAGCCATAAACGTTATAACTCTTTTACTACTGACGGAACTATTGTGTCCATCCGATAACATACTATTTAACCAATTCATTTATTAAATCTCTGGTTGAGGTGGTTGAAGTGGTGCTGGTTTACCACCAAATCCTGTTGTAACTGCTGGTGTAAATGGCGATGGTGCTGGTGCCGATGCAACGAAAGCAGGCGTTGTTACACCACTAAAACTTGGTGTAGATGGTGTTGTTGGTGCAGGACTTACTGTTGTAGGCCGTGTTGCCGCTTGTAGTGCCATCTTTTGTGCATCTTTGTCACCACCAGCCAACATGATACCAGACAATGTACCAGTTAAAAATGTGGCAATAGGTATAATCAACTCAAAGAATTTTTGGTCGATAGGTGAAATGGCATTGAGTGGTTGTGTAACAAAGATTAGTGAGTATAACACAACAAATACAATACCGAACAATGTAAGTGCTAAACAAATACCAATGAAGAATTTCAAGCGAGCCATTAACTGCTCTTCGGTATACATGAAGTTATCTTCTGGTTTCTTTTCTTCTTTATTAAAAATATTCAAGTTCATTTGCAATTCGCTCCAGTTGTTGGCGTTATTGGTGT